CTGCCTAGTGAGATACGCATGTCCGTTAGCAGTCTGTTTAACTCGTCCACGGCTGTCGTCTCCTCTCTCGGTGTGTCTGATATAGTCATACCGTTTATCCCCCTCTTTGAATCATGCTACTCTGTAGGCTCTGTGGGTGTCTCAGGCTCCTGTGGCGTCACTGGGTCGACTGGTGTAGGCTCAGGTGTAGGCTCAGGTGTGGGCTCAGGTGTTGGGTTGTAGTCGTTAGCCGATATCTTGGAGCCGTCAGGGTTGTACCCCCGTTCATACATAAAAGCTGCAATTTGATCACGCAGACCTGGAGGTCTGTCGGGAATTGTTTCGAGTGTCCGAGTGTGGTCTTGGTAAATCATTCTCGCATAAACTGGAACCATGAAATGATAAGCCATAAGTTAAATTCCTCCTGATGCTAAAGTTTCGTACAAATCTGCTACTAATTGTCTCAGTTCTTCAATTTCACTTGGCGACTGTTCGCCTTGTTTCAATAGCTCGTCAATCTCTGCTTGTGTTAGCCCTTCTGTCCATAGGTTAGGAGGCCAAGAGGGAGTCTTGAGTTCCGGCTTCTCGCCTACAGAACCGTTCGCATACCAGTTAGCCATAGCTTTGTTGTAATCGCTCAAAGCCTTAGTGACTGCGGTATCGTAATTCATCCAGGCTTGCACGTCAAAGCGAGGCCGGAAGAAAGTTCCTACAATCGGGACAGTTACGAGATAAGCATAGGCTTTCTTGTCTTCATCGAACAAAGGCAGAAGGCCACTCACCAAGTCGTCCGCGAGCTCGTCCTCAATATAGAGGCCGTTTGCGTCTACTTTGGGTATTGCTTTCATGTTGTGACCTCCTTAATCGGTTGTGAACTCCAGGTAGATATTAACCTCGTTATTACTTCCTCCTGACACAATACACTTTCCGTCTGCGTTTAGCAGAACCGCCCCAAAAACATCGGTCGTAGAATAAGTTTGGACAGGTCTTACTTGACCTACAAGCGGTCTGAAACCACTCGGCAGAATCATGAACGGTTGGCCTATTACACCACTCTTAATACGGGCTTTGACCTGCACGGTGTTATCTTTCTTTCGGTATCCCAACACTCCCATGCTCACCCAACTGTTAAGCAACGTTGGTGTAATCCAGGCAGGGTTGTCTTTTTCAGCCTTCTTGCTTTCCAGTACTGAAACCCGTGTATCTGCCTGCTGTACGCTATCCACCAGGTCAGCTAAGAGCGTTTTCTCGTTGGCTGCATAGGAGCCCGTGAACGGTACGACTGGCGACGGCTCCAGCATTAGGTATGATACGCTGTAAGACTTATCAGGGGCGTAGGTGTATAGCTGGTCGATATAGACATTACCATACCAAGTACCGCTGGTCGTTGTGACGCCCCAATTGAATGCCTCGGAAACATTATTTCCGTAAACGTTCAGAACTTTAGAAGGAGCATTTTTCAACGGATTGTTGATTCCGCCTGCACCGATGTAATTCACCATCCACCTGTTAGTCGCGCTCGGGTACAAAGAGGGTTTGACTGGTTCGCGCAACACAATCCCTGTACCTACTTCAACCTGATTATCGCCCTCGCTAAAGGTTAGTTGCCCCTCTGAAACGATAGGCTCAACAACGGGTGTTGTAAGCTGGTATACAAGTTGGTACGGCGTGTACCCTGCGTATGACTGCTGCGGTGTTGATTGAGTAAAGTTAGGAGCTCCCACACGCTGAACCCAATACTTAGTACCTGTACCTGTCCATGTAGCCGTAGTCATGGTCTGAGCATTAGCGGGTGTGATGGTGTTGGCGTCATACGCCTTGTAACCAAAGAAGTACGCTTTGATATCATCCTGCGTAGGTGTATAGCTGTCGCCCCAGCCGCTGTCTGCAACTGGTACGGACAGATACAATCCGTCAGCCGCTAAGAATGATTGATCCGCATCCGTCCACGGGTAGACATGCGCAATTAACTTGCCGTCATACTTAACGATTCTTTCGCTGTCGGTCTTTTGCCCAGTCAAAGGTAACGTTACTTGTTTATTGCCTGTCTTGGTATCCTTGTACACCCATCCTAAATTACCATCCAGCGTCATAGCCTGCCAGTTCTTGTTTTTGAAGTATTGCCCGTCACGCTCAAACACTGTATCGGGGTTCGTCTTCGCCACAGGATCGGCGTAAAGGTCTGTTTGCAAGGCGAGCATTGAGGCGATCTGCGTTTTAGTGGCATCTGTCCACCGTATCGCATATGGATTACGCACAGACATTACACTATTGACAAATGGTAGCAATGCAGCTACCTGAGACGCTGCCACGCCCGCCATACTCGTATAGTCGGTACTTGAAACCTCATAGACGCGAACACTGTCAATGTTGTAACTGGTTATGTTTGATCCCGTAGCGGTAAGCGTGACAAGGTGGTAAAAGTCTGTAGCGGTGAACCGACAATAGACAGGCTCCCATGTTGCAGCAGATGTGACGTTGCTGCCTGTTGCTGTTACCGTATTGTCTCCTTTACGTATAGACATCTCAACCTTAGTAGTGCCACTATTGCGAACGTCAGCTACAGCCACGTACCATTTACCTGGCGTGGTCAAGAATGAAGCTGACACCGCCCCTGATGCACCGCTAAGCGTCATTTTCAAGGAGCCCAGCCCACTGGTTCTCAGCGTGTTGTCGTAAGTAATAGCCACTGTGGAAGACCAATTCCCAATAGCCTCGCAACCACCTTCACGGCCTAACAGGTTGACAAGCATGCGACCCGTAACGCCCTGTAGTGTGAACAATGCGGACTTTGTTGCAGTCAGTGCCTGCAAACCCGCGTTTAGGGTCGTAGTTGTACGTGTGGTTGTGTCGAAGCGTGCTGCTATCTCCTCTTTGTGTACCGCGTTTTCCTGTAGCTCCTTGAGGGCCAGGTAAGAGGTGTTTAGATGCCAGTTGAACCATTGAGCAGGTGGTTTCACTTTAGGTTCGTATCCTGTTGTTTTCTGAGATGTGTTAGGCTCTAAACCTACTGCAAACCATTCCGGCAAGTCAGCATTAAAAGGCATGCTATCACTCCTTTCGTGTTAGATAGGTAAGTCGGTATTCGTACCTGGTGAGTAAGCCGCGCCCATCGTGCCGCCTACTGTCGGATCGTTCACATCACCCCACCCCTTAGCAGGGTCTGTTTCCGCTGGTAAACCCCCGAACTCGAAAGTACCTGCCAGCTCAATAGACTGGACACGGACACCTGCTGCAACGGTGCGTTGGATGATCCTTACAAACTGCCCGAGCTCAATACCCGATTGGGCCAGCACCTCAAGAGGCATACGCATTAAGGATATAGCGGCGGGCTCAGGATCAAGCGTATCGGTATATTTCTCTTGGATGTCAATCTCGTTGTACTTGGCTCCTGTAGCCAAGGCGATAACCGCGATTAGCGTATTGATGTCACCTTTTGACAGGTTACGCGCAATTTTTGACTTAATGAGTATGCGGTAGACATCGTCGTTAGCTTGTCCGCGCAATTGGGCTACGTTCGTGCCTATATTGTCGAGTGTCGCACCTTGCGCCTGGTCGATATCTTTCCACAGCGCGATTCTGTCCAATGTATCCCTAAGCTCTTGAAGCTGCCCTCCGTAAATGGAGAACAGCTTTCCAATATTGCTTAAAGGGCTCTTGTTATACATGTCCGTGAGTTTGGCAATAATACTATCCAACAAAGTCATGGACTGTCACCTCAATTCGCGATGCTTCGACCTGGGCCACTTCCGGCGTGGCTACGATGATATTGGACATGTTCCACGTGGAACCATTTGTACTGAGCTCAACCTCAACGTCCTCTACCCCTGTCAGAGATGTCAGAACCTTGATAAGTTGAGCACGAACCACGTCAGCGCCCATAGTCAGACCAGCGTAAACCGTACCGTCCGCATCCTCGCCGCCGATGAAACGCACCAAGGCTGTCCTCGCTTGCGTAACACCGTCAGCGGGAAATGCTGCACTCTTGTATATATTTACGCGCAAGTATACGGAAACATTCGCCGCAATACTATATTTTACGACATGATTATTCCCTGCAAGATCGACAACAGGAACCGACACCGCGCCGTAAGTCTCAATACCTGCTGCTTTTGTCGAAAATATAGCCTGTCCTATAGCTGAGCTGGAACCACCCAAGACGTAAGCCTGGAAACTCTTGGGTGGTCTTCCTGCGCTGTCTGTCTCCATGCTGATATTCTCTATCACTGTAGCGGCGCGCACGCCTGGGACACGCAACAGAGCGCCTCTAATAGCGTCAACTGTAGCTGCACCGCCGCCCGCTACTGATAGCGCAAAGCGGTCTTGATACTCTGCGTCTGTCTCCTTGTTACGCCCCCCTGAAATTTCATCAGGGTTCGTGACAGCCGTTAGTTCAGGCACCGGGTTAACAATCACGCTTACAGCCGCATCTGGCACGTTCCCGATCAATCCGGCCTCCATCGCTTCGACTTCGACCAGGACGGTGCCTGAGCTCGGTATCTCAGTATCTACCTGAGTTTCGAACTGAATGTCGTCCGTTGTGGCAAACAGCGTACCTGCGGGTATGATATATCCGGCGGCACCCGTAACCTGTACGTATCCTGCTGCGTACAATGCCAAGTTACGGGTTATTCCGACATATGGGCCGAGCCTGTCCAAGCTGACACCCTCAGCGGTGTTAACGTATCCCGAGTAATAGACCTTTTCCGCCAATTCCCAGGCCAACGACAGGAACCAAGCCATGAGCCGTAGAATTATGCCGAGAACGGACAGCTCCGAGGTATTTACCTTATCCCCAAAAACCTCTTTAGCCTTGTCTTCCATATCCCCGAAAAGGTCATCAAACCTCTTGCGCTTAAAGCCTGTGCTATCCAACATCTATAATAACCTCCCCCACTCTTTCTGTACCTCCACTAGCGTCGAACTTAACGGAAAGGTGTCGTCCCTCTCGGGCGAACTCGACCTTATCAACGCTGTCGAGACGCTCCTCCATCAAGGCCGCACGGGACAGCTCTGCCCTACGCTCCTCCTCGGTGCCTAGCTTTTCCAAAAACAGCGAGAAGTCCAAACCAATATCAGGGTTTAGAAACCATTCCCCCTGTCGGGTTCCAAGAGCATACTCGACGCATTGGGTCAGCTCCTCACCGTCATTTACCGTAGCAAGCTCACCGCTAGAACCGAACTCAATGTCACCGTCTGTGTTGCGTTTTAAGTCCCACATGGTTTTTCCTCCTCAGAATAAGATGCCAACGATAATTGCGTCATTAAGATCATGCTGCCTTGTAGAGTCAGGCGGTGCGACTGAGCCAGCCAAGCCGTTGCGAATTTCATAGTCAGCGACAACCGCCAGTACGACATCGCCAGGCTTGAAGTCTGGCACGTACTCGATAGAGGCCCCTCCTGTTTTAGGCTTGAGACGGAACCCCACTCCAGGTATAGCCTGAATCATCGCGGGTTCGTCTGCGCCTGTCTTGATTAGCGGTTGGATTTTGGCTCTACCTTTACCCTCGTCCCAGGTGATTACTCGGCACAGGACAGCAACGTTAAGGTCGCCCTGCATCCCTGCTAGGTAAGAGTCTAAGAGCCTCGCCATTGTTCCTGCTGGGTCTGCCATTAGTAAATCGCCTCCACTTCGGTTTTAAAGTCGCCTGTCCTGCTAAAGAAATGTTGCCCTGAGCGTACGTGGAGTTTGCCGGATGCCCTGAGGGATTGTAGCTTAATGACGCCTGACGTCGTTACCCTGTGCTGTAGTTGCATAGTTAGCTTGTACCCTTTAATGTCGTCCTTCTCCAATGGTTCCGGCGATCCGATCAATCCCGTACCTTTATTAAGGTTGAACACGGCATCCCCACCTCGGCGCAGGTTGCGGACGTACAGCTTACCCTTATTGATGTAAACGGACGTTCCACAATCCTTCGCAACCTTGGTTATGATGTCCGTGACCTTGCCCTTTGCGCTATATCCATCTTGATACCTGTAATCCCGATTAAGTTCGAATTGAGCAATAGGCAGACCGATATAGCTAGCCATCTGTTTTATGATCTTGCTCGCTAGTGTATTCTCGGCAAAGGCTATTTCCTTAACTTCGCGTTTCTCCAGGTCTTCGCTGTCCAACACGGTCAGCGTGGTAATACAGTCCACGCCTTCCCATCGGGTTACTACGCTTGAAGTATATCCATGCAGCAACGTACCTACGTCACCCTTATACCCTGCATTGAGTATAAGGACTTGATTCTTTTTAAGCTTGTTGATGGTGGACTCTGATAGGTTCCATATCTTTATCTCGGACTCGTTAGGGATCACATCATTGTCGAAAGGGACGCTACCCTCAATGTTGAATTTGTCGGATGTGAACTTTTGCCCGGCAACCATAACTTCTATCACACGCCCGAAATTAGCTACCATCGTCCTCGTCCTCCTCAATCACGTACAGGAACACCGTTTCGTTGAGCGTGTCCCAGCCCACCCGCGAAGCATTGCCGGATTCGTCGAAAGGTACGATAGGCACCTTGGGAAAGCGTCCATCTTGCACATCGTAGAACAGAGGCATGTAATAAACGATCTTCTCACCGTAGACAAGCACCTCTCCGTCTTTCTCCAGGTCTACCGTGAAGAAGTCTCCCTCTGTGTTATAGTGAATCTCAAAAGTAAAAATCTCCTCTGCGAGTGTGATATCGAACCTGTAAGGAATGTTCTCTTTTTCGACATCAATATAATCGTAATCCAAGCTACCCACCTCCTACGCCCACGGGCTACCTTTCTTAAACTTGACCTTCTTGACTTCCTCTTTGCCTTTCTTCTTACTGCCGCCACTCTTCTTCTTACCGTCTTTTGTTTTGTCCTTCTTGCTATTCTTCTTAGACTTCTTTTGCTTCGTACCGCTATTGACAATCTTTGCGGCTTGTGCTTTGACTGGTGTCGGAAGCTTGCCGACGTAGGAGGACTGAGCAATCATGACTTCCGTCAGCGTAAAGCTGACATCATACCCAAGCATGTTGGTGTACGTGTGTGTGGTGGTTAAGCCTGATATGATACCTCTAAATGCTATTCGGCCCGAGTATCTGACCAGTGTTCCTGTGTCGCTTACTTTCTTGAGATACGTCAGGATGTCAGCCGCGTTGGGGCCTTGGATCACCCCCGTAATGGGGATGCTCCTCGGCTTACGCTGCACATGGTCGACCATGTCCACACCGCGCTCTACAGGCTGCGTAGTTATCTCAACGTCATAGGTGGGGCTTTCGCTCTCCACCCATATATACCTTCCGTCAATTGTTGCCATAGCTGATGTTCACCCCTTTAGCGCGTGCCACTTGCTCCAGCACCTTTTCAATCTCAGCCCTTACCGCTTGAGCGATGTTAGGGGCCATATTAGCGTCGCTTGCGTCTGCCCGAATATCTAGGCTTAGACTGACCTTCAACTCGCCCTGTGGGGCCGCTGTGGAGCGCTCAGGCTGTGCCTTGGTCGTGCTGTAGGTTGCTCGGGCTGGAGCGGTGTCTGGCGTACCGTGTTGGTAAGAGTCATAATCGTCCGTCTCTTCTTTGGTGAGTACACGCTCGCCCTCATGCAGCTCAGCGATATAGCCATCCCAAGGAACCCTTGGTAAGCCCTTAGCATGCGAACCGTCTACGCTAGGCGTGACTGTAACACTGGGGCTGCTGAATGAAAAGGCGTCCGTTACCGCGTTACCGATATCAGTAGCTATCCCCTTGACCTTTTGAATAGCGGTGTCCGCCATGTTGACGACGCCGTCTATCAGGCTTTGAATGAGCTGCTTGCCAGTGTCGAAAAGGTTAATGCCCTTGAAGAACGCTACGATACGATCCCATATTTCTTTCACCTTGTTCCAAAGCGACGTCAATGTCGTGAATACGCTGTTCTTGATGCTATTCCATGTGTTCACGATGAAATTCTTAACCGCGTTAAACGCTGTCGACGTGCTTGTCGATATCCGTGTCCACACGCTGACAATGAAAGACCATACCGTTGTCACAATGGTTGCTACGAAGTTATAGACCGCTGTCCAGACTGCGACATGGAGCTGAATGAACACCGTCCCCCAAAAAACAACAAAGTCTACGATAGCGTTAAAGGCCGCTGGTATTGCTTCGGCAAGCCAAGCAATGGTTGCGCTTATCGCTACCTTAATAGCGTTCCAGACCGCGGTAACCACTTTGCGGAACCCTTCGGACTTGTTCCAAGCCAGGATAATAACGCCGATCAAAAGGCCGATACCGATGATCAAGAGGCCGATAGGGTTGAGGGACATAACCACGTTCAGCGCACCTTGTACTACCGTCCATACCTTGGTGACTGCGGAAATAGCGGTAACAGCTCCGCGGTAAATTGCCATCGCTGCGCTCTGGATTTTAAGCCAGGTTGCCCAAGCTTTGGTCACCAGGATGATAGTCGTAATGGTGGTGCGGTACAGCACGAAAGCAGATACCAAAGCAATGATCGTAGGTTTAAACCCTTCCCACTGTCTGAACGCTACCGCCATGTTCTTAATCTGAATAGCGGCATTCTTGACGACGGGCCAGAACTCTTGCACCTTACCGACAACATAATCTATCTCGTTGCCCACTTTAGCGCCGAGCGCGTTACCGAACGCTTCAATTCTTCCTTGGTTGTCTTGCAACCACTG